TTATTTATGATGATGATGCTTCCCAGCTCTCCACAGATAAAATACCTTACCTGTACCAGCATCAGGATCATTGATGTACGCTTTAGCAAATTTAACATACTGAGCAACATCTTCTCCCCATAGGTGAGAATAATCGCTATGTAACATATTCAATAAGTAATACCAATCATACTTATTGGCTTTAATACCATTTTGATCCATGACACGGGTTGTTTCTTCTAACGTCCAATGCTCGCCAGCAGTGCCGTCAACATTTTTCATTTCCGAAACGGCTTTTTTAGCAAGATGCTCATCGAAGTGTGGTCCATGAGCTACGCAATGAATTTTCATCATTACAGCTTCATAATCATCTTCATCGTGTGCTTTAAGTTTTTCCAAAGCTCCACAGACGATACAATCTATTTCATCTTCTTTCATTTCATCGCCGTCCACGATATCAATATAATCTTCGTACTTATGCATCCTTGCTCACCGCCTTAGTATTTTTTACGGTCTGAACTTCAGTATTATCTTCTGCAGGTTCTGCTGTTGCTACAGGCAGTCCGGGTACAGTACCACAGTTGCAGGCAGCAATATAGCCGCATTCAAGAACAAAGGTTGCACTGTCAGCAGCTACCAGCAAAGAATAATTACGTCGCGTTCTTACCTGATTGGCATATAAATGATGTCCGCATTTACGATTTACATTATACAAAGTAGCACCAGTACCGATTTTAATAACTACTGGCATAAGATTTGTAGCAGTAGAAGGAATATCCTGCGCTATCCTAATACAATATCTAACGCAGTTTTCATAAGTGCCGGCAGGAATGGTCACCACCAAGTTACTACCGCTTACTGCTACAGCCGTGGTCAATATAGTTCTGCAATTACAAGTTGCCATTTATAATTCATCTCCTTAAATTAAAACAGGGAAGCGTGACAGCTCCCCTGTTAATAGTCACGCTTTAAGCGGAATTACACGGTGCCACAACCGCCACAGCCATAAACACCGGTTGCAGATTGATACGGGCTGCAAGTGATGTAAGCCGGCTGCGGGAACGGACGTACCGCATTAATGATGTTAGAAGTCTGAGCCAAAGTTCCAAGTTGCAGCTGAGCAGCTTGCAGTTGGTCACGCAGTTCCTGCATAACATTCGCAGTCATTAATGCGCGAGTTGCTTCACCTTCCGCATGAATAGCAGAGGTAATGTCACAAGTGTTTTTAGCATTCTCGTAACGAACCGCGTCAATGTTACGATTGGTTTCGCAGCAGCACTGTTGAGCAGCGAAGGTGGACTGAGCAATAGCAGCCTGAACACCGCCGAAGCCTTGACATAAGTCTTTTTGAATACCGAAGTTTTGATTTGCGAGTTGATTAAAACCACGATCTAAAGTACTATTCAGATTGGTATAAAGAAATTCATTAGTCAAAGTATTTACAGCACCATTAGCGCCGCCTCCGAAACCACCGAATCCACCGCCGCCCCAGGCAAGCAGGAAGAATAACATTACTACCCACATCCAGCCGCCGCCAAACCCGGCGCCGTCTGCTGCTGCGGTACGGTTATTCAGATCATATACAGGCATTACGCCACTACCTTCCATAGTCATATAGAACATCTCCTTTAAATTTATTGTTTAAAATCATCTGGTGGCCACCGATCAGATTTTAATACCAAATTGAGAAAGCATTTGCTGAGCTTGCTGCGGATCAATACCACGTTGTTTTGCAAGATTCATAACAGTTTCTTTTAGCTGCTCAGGCGACTTACCTTGTGCCATTTCCATAGCACGCCCGAACATAGGGTTATTACCAAACATTTGCTGCATCATACCCATAGGGTTATTGCTGCCCTTGATTTGGTTAAACATTTGCATCATTGTCAACGGATTCATTTGCACTTACTGTCTCCCCCTTCACATATCGTTCTAAAGAATTTACTTTTTGCTGCAGAGCTTCAACTAATTCCGCATCAGCGTATCTCTTCGGAACCGGCTCTTTTTCAAGCGACAATTTATAATTTTGTATTACCGGCATCCCATTCATATCAATATACTTTGCATATATGCAGCTGTCTGCCGGGCAAGGAAAATATGTAAGGCTTCCATCCAAATCAATTTGAGCAGCCTTTACTTCGTCTAAGCTGGCTACTGTACGTCCTTTCATCATCAAAGGCATAGGTGGCTGCGGTACAAACTGCTGTGGCTGATATGTAGACATCTGCGGCATTTGTGATTGGTAATTGGCTAAACGCTGCTGTGTCACTCCCGCCATTGCAGGATTTACAGGAGCGTAGGGATTTATTCCATACATTGTTATCGCCTCCGTTTCTTACTTAAATTATCGCTTAAATCAGCCTTTATAATCCGTCAACATTCCTTCATATTTCCCTCACCAAGACATAAAAAATAAGGCAGTCACACTTATCATGTGACCGCCTTTAATACTCTCTTAACCGAATTATACGCCTGCCGCAAATCTCTTTCGACCGTTTGCACTGACGTATCTATTCGCATTGCTATTTGATAATTTTTGAGATCGTGAATAAACTTCAGTTCAATAATTTCCATCTGCCGTGGCGTTAACTTGGCTTCCTGGATTATTGCTTCAAATTCCTTACGGGTAGATCGAGAAAGCCAATCTCTTGCCTGCAATCGGCAATTATCCATATAATCACCTGCTCGCTGCTATCGCTCCAACTAATGCCCCTCCGATAAATCCCCATAAAGCCTTTTGTTTTTGCTTAAGCTCACTTTTGGATTGTTCTTTCTTTATTTGCTCGCTCAACGTCTGCAAGGATTTGTTTTGCTCTGCTATTGTTTTTTTGGAGTTCAATAATGATTCCTGCGCACTCGTTAGCTCGCTTTTGATTTTCTGATAGGATAAACGCTGCTCTTCGATTAGCTTCTTCAGCTCGCTCGAGTTCATCTCCTGCACTGCCGACATGTTCGACAGCTCGGTCAATAGATTCTCCTGTCTGTTTATTATCGTCTGTAATTCGTTGAACTGTTCCCGAGACATCGTTATTGTCTCCGGAAGTTCCTCCGCAGAACATACAGCAGGCAGCGATACAAGCAATAATAATGACCACAATAATCCAATACCGATGATTATATATTTTTTCATACACGATTTTCACTCCATGTATATTATTTTCCTGTTTTTACAGTCATATTAGCCACGTGCGCCGTTTTAGACCGTTGCCTTACTATTTTCTTTTGCAACAGTTCTTTCTCGGCGCACAAGCTGAATATGAGCAAAGTTATTTCGAGATCACAGACCGAACCAGCTATGCATAGCTCCCAAAGCAAAGCCCAGCACCAGGATCGCAAAGCATACCCCCGGCTGCTCTTTTACTACAATTGCCGCCTCTTTCAAAAAAGTCATTACTTTTCTCATTACCATTCGCCTCCTTTCAATCGAATATTTTTGTACGTTTTTCGCGAATATTTTATCGAATAAAATACTCAAAATAGCGCATTTCTATTTAACACCTTTATTCAGTAAACATATTGCCTATATACCTTTAAAACTACCTTCAAATTAAAGGTATTGCATTTTCTACAACAACTACTTTTACCAGTTTTGCTGCCACCAGATAGCCTTGCCACGAATAACATCACCGCCTAGCTTTAGCACGCCGTCGCCTGGTATATCTGGTAATTTCCATAAATCCCAACGCTCAAAGGTTGTCGCTGGTCCATAGTCGTCTAAGTCTGCTGCTTCTGCATGCGTCATTACGGTATCGGCATTAATGTCCAATCCAAGCTCCTCACACAATACAGCTACAACTTTCGCCATACTATCTATCTGCAACTCTGTCGGTGGTACATTTCCAAAATCGACACGACCATCAGCATGAGCTACAGCATCTACGCAGCACGCTAAAGCAATCCCAATAGCTCTAGAATTGCGCCGCCATGTATGGGCCTTGTATTCGGTTAAATCATCTGTAGTCGCCATAACAGCTCCGTCGCTGTCAATGTTTAAATGGTAATCACTGAAAAACTGGTGATAATTACCAGCCGTCCAATGTAGATAGATCTTATCAATATTACCTCTAGCCCTTGCTGCTAACTGCCGCAGCTCATCTAAAGTGATTCTTTTTGTCACCATTGTTCTCTGCCTCCTGTTCAAATTTATCAGGAACACCGTCCCCGTCTTTATCTACTAAACTTGTAGCTATAAAGGTCACAAATGCAACCATAGCCGGGCCTATAACCTCTCTTATCAGTGCCAGCAGGTCAGACATAACAATCTTATCCAACCACAACCACATATACATCCACGCAGCGTAATAGGTTAGAATCAGCAATACGACTGCAATAAAATAGCCTACAATGACAGCCATTATATTTGGCGACATTGAGGCTACTTTATTTCTGGCACTCACTATTAAGTTTTTTATTTTCTCAAGCATAAATATCACTTATCCTTACACGAACAGTTATTACATTTGTTTTCAATCAGTAATAGCCGTTCACCAACTTCGTTAATCCTGTTATGTGCAGATTTTGCCCTCTGATCAATCTCAGCAAATTTTATCTTTAACTCTGTTGTACGTTCTTGCTCCCTATTAATAGTCTTAGCTAAAGCGTCAACAGTCTTTTGGAGGTTCTCTATCGCCGTAGACAAAGGATTTATGATCCAAATCTTAAATACAAAACCTACTATACCAAATAAAAAGCTAAAGATTGTTATTGAAGCCATTGCCATTTCAACCATCTTTGCACCCCTAATCTAATATAATAGCGTCCAATTCCTCTTTGCTTAATGCTGCGGCTACCTCTGCCTGCTTACTCCAACCTTGCTGCTTGCAAGCGCCCACGTGGGACGATAAGTCAGCACACCATGTATATACCTGCGAAGCGTTAAGATACTGTATTGTTTTAACAGTTTCACCTTCTTTATACCCCCGTACCGGACAGCCGTCAGGATATTCATTTTTAAAGCGTTCAGTGCTTACGTTCAGCGCAATCCCCTGCATCGTAATCTGCGTGTCCTTATCGCTATCATATCTTACTATCTCACCAGTGCATTCAGATATAAAACCGCCTGCGATTTTTCTTTCAGTCCAAGCGTCTACCTCTGACAGCTTGATAGCTTTAAGTTCATCAAACGTAAGAGCTATATATTCACGTGCTGCTTTTTTAGCAATCAATTCATCAATACTTTTTAAAATATCTTCACAAATTTCATTTGGGTATTGTTGGAATGCTACTCCATTAAGCCAGCAACTCTCCGTTCCACAATTATAGTCAATAGACTTATACTCTATTTCTTTGCCATAATCAACAAAGAAATTATTTATTGTATCCATATACACTTTTTCTTGTGCTTGTACAATAACTTTATCGTTATTCGTATCTAAAATAATTATATTTTGCATTTTTATTCTCCTTACTCAATTCTTTCCCAACAGTAATATGTTACATATGGCGGCATATTATTATGCTCCGCACTACCACCAGTATTATCAATACTAATATCTGAAGCAAACGAAGAATTTAAATTAAAAGTAGTAATAGAACCGCCCCAATCTGTATTTCCACAATAAGCATTACGTGTATTGGTGTGGCTAAAAGCTCCACTACTATTAACATTTTGAAGTCTCCCAACAGTTATAGAACCACTCACGGTAGATGAAGTGGCACTAGCAGAATGCTTGTGCATTGGAATTTGATCAATCTCTAATGTAACATTTGCTTCACCTCCGTTACTCCCTGCTTGATAAGTATCTCCTGCAGCTAAAATAAATTTATCTTTTATCTGTGTCCACGTACCACCAAACAGAGTTCCTGGATCAGTAGGTTGCGAACTCCAATAAAGCGCTCCTACAGGATATGGATTTGGCGGCAAATCGTCATAAAGAGCATTGATTGCTGCTCTTATTTTTTCAACTGTTATTAGCCCAGTAAGCTTCATTTTTCCTCACCTCAAATCGTCAGAACAAAGCCGGCAAACTTCTCCGTACTTTGGATTATGATATTACTGCCACTTTCAACTACGTCTACCATAACACTCTCGTAGGTACTGCCATTAGTACGATACATACCAAGGAAGTGTTTTCCTGAAGCTGCCAAGGTAAATGGATAGTAGCCGTTTGATAATGTTCCCCAGTTGGCGCTACTTGCTGTAAATTCAGTTTTGGGTACTGTAGTAGCAGAAGTAGGCGGAGTATATCCTAATGCCGCCACAACATTATCTTTAGTAACAGCAATTGTACCGCCGTTATTAGTGATATTTGCGCCAATCTTAACACCGCCCATAACCGCTGTAGTAGCAGCAGGTAACGTGTAGTTATTAGCTCCAACTTCAATACCGTCTAATTTTGTCTTATCAGTTGCAAGCATTAAGCCGTTAGCAGTTGTTGTGACAGGATTATAAGTCGTGTCTGTAAATTTAGCGTTAGCTGGAACAGATGTAGCAATAGTAAATCCACTGTCTTTGATAGCCTTACCAGTAGCGCCATCAAACGTGGCAATTCTTCCTGACACAGCACTAGCAGGTCCTACCACTGCTCCATCAATATTAGTCTGAATTACAGTCCAATCTGCATTTGCTGCCGCAGTGCCGTCATTCAGACAAATAATCATATCTCCAACCTCACAAGTTTGTCCTGCGTATGTTCCAGCAGTAATAACCTTGTAAGTCCAACCAGTACTATGAGTAGTTGGCAATTCTGTAACAGTACCGCCAGTACCTATAGTTCCTTTGTAAATCATTGCATCTGCCGCCGCTATCTTGCTATTAACCAACGACTGCACAAAAGCAGTTGTTGCAATCTGTGTATTATTGGTAGATGCCGCCGCTGTAGGCGCAGTTGGTGTGCCTGTCAAAGCAGGGGAAGCTAACGGGGCTTTAAGATTCACCTGTTGGTATAAAACATTAGCAACGTGTGCAGATGCCGCCAATGTCACGCTAGTATCATTCAAAGAGTCTGATAACTGCACAACACCTTTTGCAGTAGTAGACGCATCATTTACTGAAATAACACCACTAGCGATATTTACGTTAGAACCTATTTTTACGCCGCCGAGAACACTAGCAGATGCAGTAGGCAGTGTATATACAGTATCCGTAAATACAGCATCAGCCGGTACTGTTTTGTTAAGTCCATAAGTACAAGCCTTAGGAACACCACCATCAAAATATACAGGCTGTGTTGTACTGCCGGCAGAAGTCGTTAGTTTAGCGGCAGCAGCTGCAGTTTCAGTTTTACCGAGTTTACCGGTATCCAACGTTTCAAAATTAGCATTAATCTTAGCGTCCCTCTCTGCTAAAGTTCCAGTGACAATTTTTTCTACACTCATTCTAAGTAACCTCCATCTAATATTATTTTCCCTGTGAACGCTTTGCTCACATTTATAACAACGTTACCGTTATTATCTACTCCGGCATTAGCATAGTAAGGATAACTAACGCCATCAATTATTTGTGTTAAGCTGACAATGACCGGACTGTTTCCTGCCTGGTGTTCCTCAGCAGATATGGTTATTACGAAATCACTGCCAACCTCTGCAAAATCTTCATCCGTAAAGTTTTTGACATAGACCTTATCACCAGTCTTTTTTGTCAGCGACGCTAGTATAACGATGCCTGCAAACCTTTCAGGAACTTCGATAATCACATTTTCGGCGTCCATATAAACGCCGGTCAGTACCATTTCATACTGAGGCTTCTTGACTTCCTTGTAAACGCCTATAAGCCTGCTGTTACCCATTGCCATTGTAAAACGCCACATGCCGTTGTTTTCAGTCCATCTGTCATCTGTCGCAGTAAACTCTTTTGTTATAGTTCCGCTCTCAAAACGCAGTAAAATATCTTCTGCACGGTCAGCAGCATCTTCTGCTTTCTCTGCATCTTTTTTTGCAGATTCTGCACTTTCTGCTGCTGACGTTTCAGACTTCTTTGCAGATTCTGCACTCGCCTGTGCCTGCTCCATAGCAAATTTAGGATTAGGCCCAGCAATAAGTTTTTTACCGGTTTCATCCCAATAAAAACTCTCATTTGGCATTGGTTGTGGCAGAACTGTAGAAATATCTTTAGGCGCTGAATCTGATAAACGAATTGCTCTCGTTACACCGTCCCACAGCTGTTGGCAAATTATCGTTAGTTTATCCAATGCCGCTTCGATAACATTAAATGGCCAATGAGTATCCAACTGAGATTCCTGTGTTATAGGAACCTCACGATATAAAACAAGCTGCCACCCTTCAGGTAATATTGGTGGTCGTTCTGCCTCTGGTGGTTCTGCTCCCGGAGAATAGCCAGGATAAAACACTACTGACTTCTCCATATCAACGAAATAATCTTTGGTTAAAACAGTTTCTTTTAAATCAGGATCAACAAGTACTACATTAATATCGGTCTTTTCCAATATCTTAAAAGAATATCCAAACTCTGTAGCAACTCCATTCCCATTGTATGTAATCCTATTTTCACTACTGCCTATCAAAGTTTTCCCTCCTTCCAAATAAAAAAGCGCCTACCGAAGTAAGCGCTTTCTATTAAGTTCTAACTAACTTTATGATACTATTTTAACTCATTTTTATAGTGGTTTTGTCGGATACATTTTTAATTTTTTAACACCGCCTCTGCTCTCATATCCAATAACCTTACATTACTATTTTAACTCTTGTTAAATGGCATTTTGTCGGAAACTTTTTAAAATTTATTTCCTAACATCAGACCAAGCTTATACCCCTGATCATAACAACGCTGGCTGGACTTATCCATAAACCGAACTACCTTCGACGACGATTCACGTTCTTTCTTTATCTCATATGCTATGGCTGCTACTTCTTCAAGCTGCGCCGGAGACAATTTGTTCAACAGCTCCCTAAATGATTTCCGCACTTTATTCATTATTTACACCGCCTTTGATTTGTTCTTTTACTTCTTTTCTATCAGCGGTGGAGATCTCGCTTTTTGTCTCTGTCATTTTATCACTATCTTCATTTATATATTTTCTTGCAAATTCTTCTTGAGATGTGCTTCTTACAACTTCGACAAATTTCTCCAATGCCCTTTTTTCTTCGTCAGGACACGACGACCTGTTTCCGTTCATGGTATATCCTCCTTGATATACCAGCCGAAAACTGCTATACTATTGTTATCAGCTTCGGCTGGTCACAAGAAACACTCGCGCATCTTTCCACGGAAAGCGGGTGTTTCTTTTTTTCATTATTCAAAAACTATTTCAATCCCTTTACCGGGCATTTTTTCTTCTTTGCCGTTCTTTACGAACGCCTTGCGTAACTCCATACAAGTAACCACTCAAACACGCCGCAAAAGGTAAATCGTTATAGCTGCTTTTCCGTTTTTCACACTCCACTATATCATTTAACCCTTTTATAACTTCTTGATTGTAGAATGGCACTTCCTGATATCCAGCTAATTTAATAGCATCTGTCAAGTTCATGCCACCACACCACCTTTCAGAATTTCTCTGAATTTTAGAATGGCGCATTCGTAGTAACGGAATGTTTCTACTTCTTTGCAACTATGTTCCGATTTGCTGTAAAATAACTTTCCATACTGCGGCGTTTTAAGATTATGCTGATTGGCTATCTTACCTATTTTATTTGCCGATACTCCAAGCATTTTCCCTATATCTGTTGCTGAATAAGTAATTTCTTTAGCTTCTTCCATTGGTAGTAACGGTAAACCACTTAAAACCTCTGCTGCTTTCTGCTGACATATATGCTTATATTCTAGCAGATCAGTCATTTGAGCAACTTTAAGGAATGTCGATGCAACTCTTGCCCGGCTGTTATTTAAGCGAGCTTCTACTTCTCTAGCTTTTATATCCTGATTTACAGAATACGACCCAGTTTTGCGAATCGCAGGAAGTATTTCGCTTGTTACCCAGCGTTTGAATTTCTTTGCGGCAGGTAGCTTACTATATAGAATCAATGAGTATAATCCGCTTTCGTTAATAAGTGTCTGCTCTCTCGCTTGACCTGCGGTACGGATTTGGTACTTTAGCCTATCTTCTTCATCAACATGGACGTTAATATCACGGCTGCCATTTTTATACCCCAAAATATCAGCAACATCTTTGCCTACAAACCACGGCTCATTATTTTTTTCAATTATTCTAACTTTACCAAAAGCTTCGTTTTCAAAAATCTTCAGTTCGTTTTTCATAAAAATACATCCTTTCAATTTTAATTTGAAAGAATGTTCAATATATGATAAACTGTTAAAAGAATGATGTTTATCTTGAACATTCTTTCATTATGAAACTACCATTGTTCCGCCAAGAACTATTTGATGGTAGTTTCTTTTTTTGTTTCATCAAGTAAGTTAGGATACTTCTTTAACAAATCATCATACACTAACCCCTTGACATAGCCAGCAATACTAATGCCCACTTTTGTACAGTGGTATCTAAGTACTGCTCCAAGATCACCTTTAAAATCAATTGTTGGCCTCATCTTTAATACTCCTTTCTCGTTTGTTACTTTTAATTTTAACGTAATACGTTAGTTATGTCAATATACGTCTTGATGTTTTTCGAGAAAAATATTGTGTCTTATGGTTCTTATTGTTATAATTGCTTTAGGTGGTGATTAATATGTCTTTCAGTGAAAATCTAAAGAAACTCCGTGAAGCCAAGGGTATGACCCAAAAAGATTTAGCCACAAAGTTAGGAGTATCCTCGAGAATTGTTAGTTACTACGAAACGGGAAAAAGTATTCCTAGCGATCCAGAATTATTAAAAAAACTTGTAGAATTATTTAATGTAACTTTAGATTATCTGCTTTTAGATACTCAATCAAAGTCTGACTCTAAAGTCTATAAATTAGTAGAAAAACTAATATACGATACACAGAATTCTTTGGTTCACTGGGATATCTTCCCTAAAGTTGAAAGTGTTCCATTCATAAAAAAGATACCAGAAGACTTAAAAGAAGAAATAATGGTTTTGGATGACAATGGAAATCCGGTTTCTTTGGATAAAAACAAACATTTTAATTCAACACATCCAATCATAAATGATTTTATTTTGAGCTTTTTCCCTCAATTTAATGATTATGATTTTTTAGAACAGGAATCATATTTCACCGCAATTGATCCTATTTCACAGAATGGTTATTTGCTTTTCAAATTTTTCAGAGACAGTGAAGTCGTAATCGGACTTTTTGCTTTTATTTCAGGTCAGTTTAAATTCATTACAGATTCAAAAAAACATTCTATTATTGATGATTTATATATAATAGTAGACAATCAAGATAATGACTTGAATAAATTCATAGAAGAATACCTTAATAAATCTTAACTTTAAAACAGCCTACGGGCTGTTTTATTTTCATTTATAAATGTGATATAATTATGAAAAACAGTCAATAATATGCTTATTTTAGGAGTATTGGTATGGATAAATTTAATGACGATATGGGAAGATTATGTGTATGGCTTTCTATATTTGCAATCGGAATGGGTCGTGAAGGTTCAATAATACTTAAACTTCAATGCGGAATTATTACTTTAATTGCTTTTACTTTATATTTGCTAATTATAAAATTAATTGAAAATGTATTTGTTGCTCTCGGACTAATTATCGCGACAATATATTTTATACCATACATAACTGGTATTTATTCTTATAATGCCTATCTAGGATTCATTTTGCCATTTTTTTGGTTTTTATTTATGTTGGTTTTCCACAATAAACGACTACATGGCTATAATATTTCTAATTGGGAAATAAGAAAAATATATGAACAATGTCATTCCCATAAATTTTTCTTCTAATGTCAAATAAATTGTAATGATAAATAAAAAACTGGCAACTTTTTCAACATTGGGATTTCGTCCCTTGAGAAATCGTTGCCAGTTTTTTTATTCTTACCGTTCTTTTTTTGGTCTGCGTCTGTAGATATCGCCCCACTGAGGCTCCATATCATTTACAACAATATCATAAGCGTTAAAAAACAATTTATTGAACTGCGCCGGCACACCAGCGATAAGACCACCGAGATTAGCTAAAGGCTCAATCAGTTCTTCTGGTTCAGCATTGCCTTTTTGTACACTGCTTATTTTCTTTACTGTACGCTCCGCTTGTTCGATAGAACCTTGTACTGCAGTCATCCTATAGCCATAGGTTCGCATTCCGACCATATTGCTAACAAGAGTATTGGCAACCTGCCCAACAGGTCCTAGCAAACTCATAGGATACTGCAAAAGCTCTTTACCATATTTTGTCCATTCATCATCGTCTTCTTCAAAAGGCGGTTCTAATGCAAAAGCCAAATTCAGCAGGCAAAACATAAAATACTTAGCCGCTGCAAAAGCAACTATTCGCTTAGATGCTTCAACTTTCCTTCCGGCACTCCACTCACGGCCAAAAATTCCAGCTTCTCTTTGCCATTGATTGAACTGCGTATTGAAAAAGCCCTGGAATGTTGTAAATAATTTCATGAGTGCGCTGCCACGCTGAATAGGTGCAACATCTGTAATACGGCTGCTGCCAAGTGTACGCCTAATAACAGTATCCGCAAATAGCACGGCTTCCTGTTCGCTGACTCCGACATTGATTTTCTTTTGATACGCCTGTATCCAAACAGGAATAGCTGATAAATTATCGGTAAACACCAATGCTTTTGTACCAAATTCAACTGTAACCTGCTCAACTGGATTCAGTTTTCTACTCTCGTCTTTCATATCCCGCAATGAAATATCCGGCAATACAGAACGCTCTTTCATATAAGATGATTTAGAATAAACAAGTTCTTTGGAAGCTTTCCATCCTTGCCCTTTTTGCATATTCAAAAACAAATTTCCATAAGCGGCCATTACGTCCTTATAACCAAAGCCTTCAACAACATTACCATATAACAACGGATTTCCCAAGTTTTGGACAGCAGTTTTGAAGTTAAGCATTATTGCTACATTGACTGCCTTTTGGCGTATCCAGCTCAAACAAGTCCCTGCATCTCTTTCACTGATTGAAGCGTAACCACCGTCATAAGGCTGTGCCGTTTTCTTTAAGTATTCTGTAAACGCTTCAAAATTCGCAATACCTAATTTTTCTTTCAGCAAAGAATACATTTCAGGATCATTCAACATTTTACGATAGCTTGTAGCTAGTTCTCTATAGCATAGATCATGTATATTATCCATAACTGCAGAGTACTCAGCGCCTTTTCTTAAATCCAACGGATATACACTTCTATCACGTGCTTTGGTTCCACCGGTATTTGTATGCAGTGTTCTAATACTGTTTACAGCACGCTTATCGCTTGTTGCCGGAACGGCATCCGACGTAGCAGGATGACTGCCACCGTCAGTATATCTTACTAACGGAATGTACCCACCACGGAAAACAACTTTAGCTCCATTACGCAAAGTAAGTTCTGCTGGCATAGCATCAACTCTCTCAGGCGAGAAACCAGTCGTTCTTTTTACCATATCCGAAAGTTCATTCCAGTGAGCGCTACAAGCAGCGGAAATTTCCTCCGCGTAACGAATATCAGCTTCTGTTAAAACGTTGCCTAAAGCCTCAAGCAAATTGCTTCTCGTCTGTTCAAGATCACCTTCAACCCACAACTCAGAGCCTCGGAAAAATGTTGCATAAGTACTGTTAGGCCCAACTGAACACAATTTATACGAACTGCTTTCCGAGCCTAAATACAATAGCATCTTTATAATATTATGTTTTGTTAATGAGGCCTTAAATGGTTCGTAATAAATTTCTTTATCTGCTGCTTCCGCAGCCTTTTTATCCGGCAGCCATTTTTTAGTAGCGTCAGCAATACGTTCTTCAAACTCCATTGTATATGCAGCTTTTTTATTAGCTGCAATTTGTCCGCTTTCGCCAAAATGTTTACTGAAAAATCCATATTTCCAGCCATCCATCCGCTCAAAGAAATTATCAGTATTTGTAAGGTTTCTAAAAAATCTCTGACTTGGCTTAGCCTTTTCTTTGGAATTGATACCAGATTGCCATTTTGTTTTTAGTTTCAAAAGATTCCTAATAGCCTCGTCCTTGAATTCCTTATAATTCAATTCCTTACCGTACCAGGTTACATATTTTTCCTGTTTAACGATTGCTTTAATATTTTTCAAAGCATTGATAACATCCTGATGTTGTTCAAAAGTCATTGCGGCAGGATTGTCTAAAGACGTCCCTTCATCCATAAGCCAGTCGGCAATAGCAACATTATCATATTGTTCCTGCATTTCTTCTGCATACTCTATTAAAGATTGTTTTCTGAGTGCAGGATCATAATCCTTGCGTTTTAATCCCATCCTTTCCATAATGGCAGCTGCTTGTGTAAAGTGCTTTTCATCTTCCCACGTTTCTTTTTTTGCCTTAAACTGGCGTTTTAAAAATTTTTCAGCTCTGCTTTTTTCCTGCTTCATTTTTAAACTTTCCAATACCAAAGCATGGTTAAAAGCCTGCTGTCTTTTATAATCTGCCGCTTCTTCAAAACTCTTAGCTTTTATAGCTTTCGCCGCCTGTGCTGCAGCACGACGTTCTGCCATAACAAACCTGCCCGTTTTCAAAGCATTACTCATACTCATTTTACTGATTTCTGCTTTAGCTGCTAATTTAGCCTGTTGCTTACGTGCTCGGGCAAGCGCAAGAGCCTGTTCTGTACTACGCTGTTTATTATTGATATTCGCTGCCATATCTTCAATTAGCTGTTGTTCTACACCAATCAACAGACCGCTATCATCATTATAAATGGCTTCTCGTGCCGCATCTTCCGCTAATTGGCGTTCTTTATAAATATCAGGAAATTTTACTTGTACCGCATTATCAAGGGCTCTCTCTATCGCCTGTTCAAGCGTAGGCTCGGCAATAAGCTTTTTTGCCAGCTCATCACCGCTAAAGCCCTGAGCTTCAGCAATCATATCAAACTTCATAACATCAAGCTCTTCTACTTCGCTCAAAGGTTTACTTTCAATATCCAAAGTTCTGGCAATTAAGCCAAGATAATAATCTGCAACGCCTTTCGCTGTTTGTTTTTTCTGCAAATCATCAACAAGCATTCGTCCAGCAGCATACAAAGGCTGTTTCTCTACTTCTGTTCTGATTTCAGGACGAAGTTTATCTTTGAAGTCCTCAATCGCTACACGACGTTCTTTTGTAAAATTCCTTAAACTTTCCCTGGTCAAAATATCTACAGCTTCGTCCCTTGCTTTAGCAATATAATTTTCAAGCCTGATTTTAGAGCTCTCAGAAAGATTATCTGTTATAACAGAAGGAAGCTTATTAAAATAACCATCTACTCTGGACATTGTATTTATTTCCTCTTCACTGGCAAGCATACGATCAAAGACCTGCCGAACTTCATCAGTCAGCGGAGCAGCATTTTCATTACGCCTAATACTTTCATAAACACGCTTCATCCATTTCGCCATTTTTGCAAAAACATGGCGCAGAGCAAGAGACGGAGCCTTACCTTCCATTACATATGTTTCAAACCCCTCTGCCCATTTTTCATGAGCAGGCCGGCGTTCATCTATACTCATATTAAGCCATTGTTCATTAGTTATTCCGGCATAGTCCAGCAATGTTTCCCAGTCTTTTTGTCGCTGTTCGGTTGCTTTCCCGCTATTTACATCGTTCGCAAGATTCTCTACAAAATAATGTCCTGTTTCATGGAAGACTGTTGTCACATCCGAACCTTCAAACAGGCTGATAATTGCTTTGCCTTCTTCGTCCCAGGTGATAGCACCTTTAGTTTTCCCTTCGGCCTGGTAGTATCCCTGCATTTCTTCTCGTCTCTTGCGAAGTGCATTTTCATCTGGTATACTATTATTAAGAAGACTGTCAAGGTCGTTACCTCTGCTGGCGGAATCGCTGCCTGGAGACTGTAACCACTTGGCAGTCTTTTCTTTATTTATATATGACACTCTACCTTTTTTTAGATTGTGCTCTATAAACCAATCATAATCTGTGCCATTTTCTCCACCTTTCCCATAAGCACTGCTGACAGCATTCACCTGATAACGATTGCGTTCAACATCAAGTTCTAAAGGAAGAATAATAGTAGACCCTTGTGCATCCTTTAAGTCTAATACAACAACCTTACGCCCAGCATACGAATCTAAAACCATCATCGGGTCAGCCATAGCACGTGGAACTTGTTTTAGCAGCTCCGGCGTCATGCCATCGGAATGGCCGTCAAAAATATGTTTGATCTTGCTTCCGTCGATAGTTACAGGCAAAATTTTACCGCCTGCAAGACCCAATGCAAGCGGTGTCGTCATAACATTATAAGTTTTAGTATCGTTTATTTTCCCTGCAGTATATTCATCTACGATGCCAGCAAAGTTTCTTTCATCCTCAATCAATTTTTCGTTAGCGCTTTTAGTTTGCATATATCGGCCCTTAGGAGTACTGACAACACGCTTTATTTCTACTGGATGATCTCTGAAATACTGCGCTGGATTTTCAGGATTAACAATCATAGCCTGACTGACCAAAAATTCGCGCAACGCTCCTCGTTCTTCCTGGTTCATTTTTGCATTTGTAGAGTTTTCCACAATTTTATCAACTTCTATATCCAGCTCTTCTCTGGCATTTTCTGAAATTTGATATGCTTTACGTAGATCCTTTTTTAATTTTCTATCGTTAACACTATAGTCACCATCTCCAAAAGAAATATGATCCTGCATAGTTTTATAAAAATCGCCATACTTACAAGCGGCAGCCGTAAAATCTCCTATAGGCACTTCTACGTCCAACCCATCAGTGGCGGCAGCATTTACTTCATCTTCTGTAATATTCAAAGCTTGAGTGATCTTTTCCGCTCCCTGCTCCTGCATATATTGCTGAAGCTTTTGCCCATCTATTGATATAAAATCAGAAGGTCGATTCGTATTAATAACACCCGCTGCATATTCCGGATTAACTCCACTTTTTTTAACATTTTCGATATTATTTTCTAATTGAGTTAGTTTTTCTTTGTGTATTTCAGCATCAACATTTTCACCAATACTGTCAATCGCTATTTTAGCACCACTAGCTCCAACGCCTAATAAGGCACCGATCAACCCACTATAACCTGCGTTTTTAATATTTTCTTGCCAGTTTTTGTCCCATTCTGTAGCAATTTGCTTAGCATCAGCATTTGGATTTTGGGCATAGATATTCGTCAGCTGCTCAGGGAATTCTTGAATGAATTCTGTCCCACCTTCTGTTATTGCACTTTCTAATAACCGAACAAGTCTCTTCTTTAACGGACTTCCTGCTGGCAGACTCGCCAAAACCTTACCAAGCGCCAGCTGCTCCAGCGGTGCCTGTATAATAGCGTTATAACGACTTGCTTTAGCAGCGGTTTCTACATCAACGCCCTGCGCTCTCAAGTCCGAATATTGGTTGCCGGCAATAGACATACCCATAAAAATGCCGCCACCTATACCGCCAGTTAATCCTGTTACTGCAATTTGCGGAACAAATTGACCTGCACCCTCTAAAAAATCAAGCCCAAACTGCCCCAGCTTGCTACTGCTACGCACATCAGTCCTTTGTAAAATCTCACTGTTTGCCAAACTGTTGAATTGTTCTGCAATTTTCGGAGCATAGCCGCCATACGGTATATAATTGGGATCTTGCCTTTTATGTATTGCAATATTTTCTTCTACCATTGCGCCTGCATTTGCCAATAACCCTTTTATCCCGGATTTTGCACCATTAAGAAGTGCTGTAGTAATTTTAGATTCCACATCATAACCGGTTTGCTTATCAATAAAACCAAGTGTAGACAAAGGGTCCACTCCGCTGTCAGTGCCATAATAGGCATTTTGAATAGAATAATTAGTGCTGGCTTTTAATGCGTTATTAAAGATGTTATCTAATTCCTGTTTTCTTGCTGCGTCCATAATACCACTCCTAATTTATTTATTGGTTCATCCAGCTATAATATATAATTTCGCGGCATTCATTTGCTCTACGCGTCCATCTGTATATCTTACAATAAACAAATCTTCTGTCAGACTGCCATCAGTATTTCTAGCCCTTTCTACATTACGTATCCCAACCAGCGCTAAACGCGCATCACTAATATTTACTTCTTCTTCGCTATTCAGATATGAGCCCCTTACTGTCATTGTTCCAAAATGATTTTTTTTAAGAGAATTTCTACACGCTTCAACAACTTCATGATACATAGGTTCGCGCTTGTTTTCTAAAATAAATTTGCTGATAAATACTTTTCCGTAGGCTTGTGCTTCTCGCCATGCCTGAGCTTTCGCACCGTTTTTATCTTTAATATCGCCAACAACATCTTGCTGCAGATCGCTCCAGTTATAACTAAACCGTCCTTCGGAGTTTTCAAATTGATCCCATGTCTCTTTAGCTTTATACAACTGCTCAGGTTTGGCGCCATGATTTGCTAAAAATCCTGTATACTCTTCAAGAGAAGTGAACATTCCACCGCCAAGCATATCTTGTGCAACATCTAACTGTGTAGAACTTAGACCTTTTATTTTACCATCAGAATCATAAAAATAATCAGCAGCTGATAACATTTTCTTGCCAGCTTCAACATTTGCACCGGCAACTGCTTTGATTTGGTCTACTACTGATTGATATGGAACACCCTGCTTATAAAGGTTATAAATATTTTCAATTGTTTGAGCATAAAAAGCATTTTGCTGTTCTTTCTGACGGTTCTCTTGATCCTTTACCATGTTTTTATACATTTTAAAAACAGTTTCTTTATCGCCATAATCTATCAACCTTCTACCGCCACCACTGCCTTTGTAGTCAGTAAAATCTAAATCTAAATGTCCTGCCGTAGAATTTGTAGACGGCTCACTATATTCATCAAGTACGAGAATCCCTTTACTTTCAGCATACTGTATAAATTTAGCTCGATTTTCGGGATTCTCCAACCAATCACTTGCAACATCTACTTTCCAGCCGCCACCATGGCTACGCTCACCTTCAGCGTGCAAATTTCCGCTGTCAGTACCACTGGTAACCAATAAAGGTTCACCAGTCATCTTTTGGTAATATTGCCCCAAATCAGCAAGGCCACTACGAGTTACATACTGTGTTCCCTCTAACGAAGCGCCCTCTTTCTTGACCCACGTAATACCATTCCCTGGTTGCTGTTCGTCAATAGAGGTATTACCCATATTATCAATAAAAGCCCTGGCACCTTCTTCATCATTACCAAACTGCTGGAAAATCTGCCGCGCAAAACTATCTATGGTTTCAACCTTTTCTTTTTGAAATATTGTATTGTTAAAGCCATTACGCTGCTCAGGAGTTAAATCATCGTAAAAATATCCTAACAGTTCGTCCGCTTTGGCGTAATTCTGATTAACTATCGCCGCAGTGATCAAGGTGCTTCCATATTTGCCCAGCGCCTGACTTGTTTTATTTTTTATAAATGCTTCTCCATATCCTTGATATCTGGCAGAAGTTAAAAGTCTGATTGATGCCTCATTGCCCACAACAATATCATTATTATCATAATTTTTCTGCCCGAATTCGATCTGATCATTTATGTTGTTTTCATAACTGACATCTTTAACTTTTTCTCCTTGTTGATGTTGATGCTGCCCAACAAGTGCCCAGCCTTGATTTGCTGACCTATTAGCCATCTCTTCAAATGCAGATCTATACTGGCTTGTAACAAACTTAGTCTGTCCTAAAATTTCACTTCTGATTTTTCGTTCTTCTTCCAAATACCTATCCTGCGCACCGACAGCACCTTCAAGGCGTGTATTCATAAGGCCTGTTTCATTGTTATAAAGGATGTTATATCTTGCTTTATTATATTTATCAACAGCTTCCAATAAACTACGCTTATCATCATCTTCTATCATTTTCATTGTTACTTCATTCACCGCACCCAATCCTCTACCAATAGCCTCGTATCCAGCGCCATTGCCACCGTAACTGTTTAAATCGCCTGGGCGCTGTACTTGTCCCTGTATTGTATTAGGATTGACCTGTGGATCATATTGACTGAATTTCATAGGTTTAGACCTCCTTTTTAGGTATAGAAAAAGCGCTTTAACAAATTGTTAAGCGCTTAAAGGTATGTTATAATGTTGTCCGAGATAGTCAGTGTGTTGGCTTCCCTTACGGGGGGTGATAGCTATTGTCAACTTATGAAGCGTTGTCTTTGATGATTGCTTTTAGTACATTAATAGCTATTGTCATTTTAGGCTGTAAATAGCCATGAAATAAGCCGCTAACACCAGTGGCGCGCGGCTTCCTTTCACGTTTTACGATTATGAGGGAGAGCCAGCGTGCGACCACTGACTATCTCTTTTCGTTTATTATATAATACATTTCGTACCAATGCAAGTTTAGAAGTAAGGATATTTTGATTTACCAAGTGGCGCTATGCCTGAATATGGACTTGTGTAATTATTTTGATAAGGCGACTGATAAACAAAACCTCCGTTGGATGAACCACCTGTTTTCCCGCTGCCGCCGTAATTTTTATATGCGCCAAAAATACCAGCAGCAGTACCCAAGATAGTGCCTATATTCTGCTGCTTGGCCTGTTGTTTCACGTTATAAGCAGAAGCTCTTGCAGCGTTAGCCTGGTTCTTGTAATTCACTACGCCAAGATAGTTACTCCATTGGTCGTTGCGCTGATTACTCAAAAGCTGGTTACTGTCTTTTCTATAAGCCCTAAAGCTGGAATCACTAAGGTCAAGAGCTGTCCCCATATCGCCACTGATGCCTGCTGCGCCAAATGCGGCAGCCTGCTGACCTGCTACAAGGCGACGACGATCATTGAGCTTTTGCTGCTCATAAGCGTACTGCTCCGCTATCTGCTCCCCCTTCTTTGCCTGTATATCAGCGTTTTGTTCTGCAGCCTGTGCCTGCGCATCGTAATAAGCCTGCTGCGCTTTAGCCTGTTGGTTCGTCGCAGCTATTTGCGATACTCCCTGCAAAGCAGTCAATCCCATCATCATACCTACAGATAAACACATTTATATACCCCCCTCCTCAATCACGAACGGAAGAAACTCTTTTCCGTTCTTTTTTATTTTTATAGGAGCTAAGAACATTGCTCCCAGCCTATCAAGCCACCGTATAGAAGCAGAATTGCCGCTGTAAACATAATTATAAAGCCGTCCATATTCTTTTACCCATTTTGAAATTAAAAGCCTGGCAACGCAAATAAGCAGCTCTTTTTTGAAACTGCTTATCCTTTTTGTCGCCAACATCCAAATCTCTTTACCCTGAACGCCTGGAATTTCAGTTAATCCTACAATACAAAGAATGTTATCTTCCATATCTTTATAAATGTAACAATGATCTGCATTTTCAATACTACCGGCAACAAGCATTATTTCGTCTTCCTCATATGCTTCCAGCTCCTGCCTATCACTATCTCTCAAATCTTTCAGCAGCGCTACAGCAATTCCAATAGCGTTATCAACGTCAGCCAATTCGACCTTATACTTTTTAGCCACCAAAAGTCACCTTCCTCGTTACGCTGAGCAAATTAAACGGATAAGGTTCAGTACTTGTAATACAAAGTCTTCCATCACGATCAAACCCACCTGCCGGTGGAGTTGCCGTTTTATCTCCACTATACAATTTCATATTCTCAGTAACGCTAAATTCATCATAAGCAATAGCATCCTGATTTCCAAATTCAGTACCAACTTCACCGCCGAGAGTATTTTCAATGCGTAAAATCGCCTCTGACACCTGCTTAAACCTGCCCTGCATAGTTCCGTCCTGTAATTGAATTTCAACATTAGGAAGCTCAATATTCATAATATACGGTAGACCTGCAACCGCACGTTTAATTTGTATAGGTAATTCAACAGTACCGTCATCAAGCACTTTATAATTTCTCAATACACGCCCATCACCTAAAACAGTAATATTATTGCCAGCAAGGTGACCAAGCCCTGTTACAATATTAGTCGCCTCATCCATATCATACTTTTTAGCACAATCTAGCATTACATAATCATTCGGAGCATCACCGTCATAGTTATTGTCAAACCGCTCAATATAACGGACAGTTTCTCCATTTACCACACGTTTAACAACAACATATACACTATCCTCATCACCTTCAGGAATATTCACTACAGCTTCAAATTCACCGTCAGTAATAATTCTTGACCATGCATATACTTCCTGTTCTCTTATGTAAGACAGACACGCTATCGTACCATCACTGCGCACAAAGTAAATTATGCTGTCCGGCTCCTGCTTATAAGCAGAATCAGTAATCGAAAGTCCCTTTATAATTTGTCCCGCCAGTATCGTCAATTCCATACCGCCATAGCTGTCGGTTTCAAAACTGTAGCCCATATCCCGCACTGTCGAACCACGTCCCTGTACGAATACAATTCTATTGCCAATTGTAAGCGGCTCACAATTGCTGCAGCCCCTGGTAGTTTGCATCTTCGGTGTGATATTCGTCGGTGTCACGACCTCGCTCCCTGAAACGATCCATTCATTGCCCTGCGTTAAAACAAGCAAATCCACAGACGGAATTAAATGTAAAATATCAAATTGTTTCCTGCTGATAAACGAAGCGGCAATAGCACTATCATCTGTTACTGTACCACTGACCTTTTCTACGCCAAAATTAGGATAATCACCGCTTCTAGACATCCAAACCATATACGGTCTTTTATTATTTCCACCAAAGCAAAGTCTGTCTTGAAAAAAACATACCGTTTTTGGATAACCGAAATTGCTATTCCAAGCCCCAAAAGCATAAGTAGTAGTACTTTCTGTAGAACCAAACGGTTCGTTTACCATAGCTTTAATATTATATTCGTCGATATAACTAACTATTTTAGCTGTGCCGTCTTTAGTATACGGCAGTGCAGTAAGCGTAACAGTCAGATCACCGCTTGTTATAGAAGCTTCTATTCTCAAATAAGTTGTATCTGTTACTGTACCGCTTTCAGTAGCATTAAAATTATTTGTAGCAGAATATTTACGATATTCTTTCCACGTTGTACCATCCTCACTTTTTTGCACTTGAAAACTTCCAGTCCACGTTCCACCGGAAATAACCTTCCAGCTTTCTCCAACGACAACCGCTCCAGTCGTTCCTGTAGCATTGTCTTTCAAATTTAATTCTACCGAGGACGATTCTACCTCATGTGTCAGCCTAATATTACCATCAATCAATCCCTCGTTAAAAATAGGCCTATTGCTTGTAATGGTCACAGTGCCTGTTGTACTGGACGGTGTAACCTTCGGATTATCCTGAAACGCTATAGTAACCCAGCCATTTGCCCCATCTGTCCCTGAAAGATTGTTATCATCATAAGCAACGCCTTTCTTACCGCCAATGCCACCATTGCCATAATTGATTCCATCACTTCCGTTTTTTGCTCCATGCTCTTCTGAATAAGCCGCAGTAGCTCCTCCACCGCCTTGCGCTACCCAGCCAAAAGCACTACTGCTTCCACCGTTGCCGCCAGCATTACCATAACCGGCTCCATAATGTACGGCTCCGCCTTTTCCTCCGGCTCCTACGGTTACAGGAAAACTATCACCTTCGGTCAAATCCATATCAAAACTGTAAAATCCACCACGGCCGCCAGTCCCGCCAGAGCTTTGTTTATCACTTGCTTTCCTTGCCACACCGCTGCCACCGCCACCAGCACCTGCAACTTCTATTGTGTAGCGGCCATCTTTTGGCACTGTATACGTATAATCACCAGGAGACGTATAAACAGCGCTCTCAACTAAATCCATCATAACCTCATCTTCAAAATAAGCATGAGTAATTTCAAAATCGCCAAACTTCCAGTCCGTTTCGCTGTATCTTGCTAATTGTTTCACCGGATAACTACCGCTCGTAATGTATATAACATCCGCAGACTGAGCAAATCTTAATTTTTCCAAATCAGATTCTGTAAAAGGAGTTACTATCTCTATACCAAGATATTCCCCGTTTCTATGTATTCTGATGTACTGATCCCCTATTTCAAGCAAATAATTAATATCGTCAGTAAAATTAAACCCCGCCAGAATACATCTCTTATCAGCATATTTTGTAGCAATACAGTAAACAGTTCCGCTGCGACGATACACGGGCCCATAAGGGCGAATATAACAATTCTCAGCAGTCAAAAGCGCATACTGATATTTATCCAGATCAACGCGGTTAGCTACCGCATTAGATATCTCTCCTGCAGTAAATGCCGGCTGCAGTACATAAAAAGGATTTGGTCCACTTCCTCTAGCCATAAGTTCACATCCTCGCAGTAAAGTATTTATCAGGGTAGTCCAACTTATCCTGACGTTCAGCGGCCGTAGTATATTTTGCCCTGCTAAGAGCTGCCTGTGCCAGTTGATATTGTGTCTGCTGGATAGTCCCATTGCCATTTAACTGTAAGCAAATATTAAAAGCTAACATCCTCGCCAACGCCTCAACAAAATCAGAACTGAAAAGCTCTGCATCCTCTGCGTCATATGTGTACTCCAAATATGCTTGGTACACATCACATCCTATAGCCTGCGTATTATCACTAATCAAAAACAAATCATACTTATCTTTATCCAAGCTGTTTACAGTCTCTTTCTCATTAAAAATACGTCTTGCACACACACATTTTTCTGGATATGCATATACATACTTCCAATCAGGATTTGAAGCATCCAGTTCTGCAAGCCTAATAATCCTCTTGGCAAAGCCCCAGCTATATTCACGCAATAGACCTTTTCGGCTATGGTCATAAAACAGCTTGCACTGCCTTGCAAGTTCGTTATTCTCATCAATAGAAGAAATGCGGCCTTTAGCTAAATAAGCCAAGGCCATATTGCAAATATCTGTATTATTCATCACGGAAACACCTCCATGTTATTTTCCTCTTTATTAAAATAGGGACGCCTTAAAGACGTCCCTAAGTGCTTGTACATAGCCGTCACATGACTACATAGGTGTTATTTAATATTTTCTCTAATAAGCCTAATCAAATCTTGTCTACTGGCATTTGCCGGATATTTAACATCGGCATTATAGAGCTTAGCTCTTAATTCATTGGCCGACATATCTTCAAGCTTTCTACCCGGCATTACAGTATTACCATTACTATCTAAAATCATTTAAAATCCACATCTACAGCGAGCGCCGCAACAATTTTATCGGCAGTTGCATTAGTTGGAGTGCTGGAATCACTAGCTTTGATGCGCAGGTATTCTTTTACTCCCAAAGGCACCTTAGCTCGTACAGGAGCATTGTCGTCCAGAGTAAAGCTTCCCAGCGCTACAGCCTCGCTGAACGCTTCATCATCAGCAGTTTCCAAGGTTAAAACAACACTGCCGCTTTCAAGCTTCGGTCCTACATAAAGCCACATTGGATTTATGCTGTCTCCGCCGCCCATAGCGATAATATCGCCAAGAACACCGTCAACTAATTCTGCAGCAGGTTTCTCAAAGAAAATATTTTCCTTATCTAATCTCATTATTTTTCACTCCTCACGCTTCAATTTTAGCTTCGTCTTCACGAATGCAGTCAAGTTTACGTACACGCATACCATCTACATTTAATACTTTAATGCCATTGGCCAGCGTTTCCATTTCAACATGAACGTTATTTTTATCGATCAAGCACAGTTTGAACAGAGTATACATGCTGCGAGAACAGTACATCATAACACTGTCAGGATTTCTCAACCGGTCATGAACGCGAATAACATTCTCAATAATCTTCTGCTTTTGAGCAGAAGTTGCAGATGCAAACTGTGCTGCATCAATATTGCGAATAGCTCCTACAGCTCTATAATCACGAATAGTCAGGCCTACATTCCAAGTCCATTTCGTAATCATAGCTTCAAATTCAGTTCCGTCATCCGCTATTGTAGTTTGTTGTCCAAGATCTTCTTTCTTCAAACCAGCACTACCATTTTTAGGGAACACGCCTGAGCATGTACGTTCTCCCCAATTTACAAAATAAATAGATGTATTTTTGGTACCGCCGCCAGCATTAAGAGTAGTATAGCCTTCAGCCGTCGGATCATCACCATTGCCAAAATAACGATGTCTGATATCGAACCCGTTAAATTCATCCGGAACCTCGCTAAGTCCGCCATAAATAACATCTTTAGCAATACGATCACCAAAGCCGGCTACAAATGCTAGATCCTCGCTATAACGGAAAGCTGCAGGATCATTCTGCAAACGCAAAAGCTCTACATCCATCTTATTACGATTTTCGTATAAAGTAGTCGTATCATTAATCTGTTTTACTCCGCTCTTTTTATAAGGAACACCAGTATTGATACGACGGATAGAAGGTTCAGGAACTTTTGTACGTTGAGTAGTCACGATCCCAGTAGGAAGATTGCCCTCCATAAAAGTCATTTCTTCTAAAATTGGATTAGATTGAGACAATACCTCAATAATATCATCTACATTTCCGGAAGGGTCAAGTCTTCCCCTCCAATCAGCTAAGGTATATGCCAATTGATTTAAAACTGCCATTATTCATTCATCCTCTCTTATTTTAATTTACTAAAATCTGTTTTGTCATAGAATTTTTCAAGGCTGCTTCCCTGTGCGGCAGGAGCGCCAGCGCCTTTACCCGGGTCACTCTCCAAAAACTTTCCGAGCATAGAAAAAGCGCGGATAACTTCAATTCTGTTACCTGCGCCTGTTTCGTTTAACGCCTGCCTGATACCAGGAACCGCTTTCTCTACATGTTCCACCGCAAGACCGCAAAGACTAATGATACTGTCAAACTCTGTCCCAAGTTCTTTCTTTGCAGTCTCACCCCAATTTTGAACTTCTGTATTTCGCTGCTCTATAACAGCATTCATAGCAGCTTCTGCGATGCCTTTACCCCATTCGCCGCCATACTTAACAATAGCGTTAGCCTGCTCATTGTTAAGCCCCATATCCTTAATGACCTCTACGAACTTATCGCTCTCTTCCTGGCTGAACTCAAAGTCATCCATAGCGGAAATAGTTTCTTTAAAGTCATAAGCAATTGGTTCAGCTTCTTCCTGTGGTTGAGTTTCTGCTTTACCACCAAGAAGGGTATCAGCAGACTGTGTCTCCTGTTGAACCTCTTTCTGCTGTTCAACTACTTCAGTGCCCTGCGTGTTATCGTTGGCACTCGTGTTAGTTACATCTTCCATTAGTCATCGTCTCCTTCCAATTGTTCGGCAGCAATTTCCTGCGCTTTGATTTGAGTTTTTATATATTCAAGCTCAGCCTTTTGTTTGAGCTCTACTCCAGAAATACCAAGACTCTTAATATCATCGAGAATTAATAAACCGACTTTTCTCATACCCTCGTTATAAAAGGTCTGTGAATTGCCGGTAAAACTATCTATATTGATTTTTGTTTTATCAAGCAATCGCATTAAAAACCAGCGTCCGCTTTCGCTATTTAAGATAGTTGATAGTGCATCCTGATCGCGTTTGCGAAGCTCTCTTTGAAAGAACGCCTGCAATTTAGCTTGCCGGCTATCCGCATCTGTAATACTCTTATACCTCACCTGCGCCGCCTCCCATGCCTAACCAAGCTGCCATAGCTGGGTTACCATCATTTGCAGCCTCAGTCATGTTCTTTGCCGCCTGTGCTGCCGGTGCTGCTGCCTGCATAAGAGCCATTGCTTCCTGCGTCTGTTGCTGCTCTTGTAATGCCTGCTGTTCTTGCTCAATAAGCTTCTTAACATCATCGTCGCTACGTTGCATAGCAGCGGGAGCACCAAGCATTTCAAAGTATTTGGACAGTGTTCCTATAGGATCAACCTTCTTGAGCACTTCCGGCCAAGCCTGCGCCATCTGCAGCGTAGTAGCAAGAGCCTGTTCGATATTAACAAGTCCACTCATTTTCTGCGCTTGCGCCAACGGGGAAATATACTCAATTTTAATATCCTCATCGCTTATACGTTCCTGGATCTCAGGTGGTATCGGCGGGAATGCTCCAGACCTTTCGAGGATGTTGTATATCCTAACAATAATCGGCGTTAGGAACTCATCCTGTAACCGTTCGACTACAGGCCCTAGCTGCTGCAACTTTTCCTGTGTGCGTTCCATGACCTCGCGTGCCGTCATTTGCCCGTTATCAACACTATCAAGCATCAAAAATAAATCTGCACTATAGTGCCTTTTGATTGCGTCCTCCGTGCGAATGATCTCCTGAGAAGCATGGTCAATATCTAAATTGACCTGGAACAGCGGTTGAACGAACTGCTGCGACTGGTCATCCACAGCTGTCATCCCGCCAGGAATAAGATTAATACCACCGTTGTTCAGCAGCGAAGCCGGTCCTTTCATTGGAGGTTTAACCCCAATCTCAATAGCTGTAAGCAAATCTTTTTTCATAGTCTGAAGTGCTTTACTATCGCCTTCAGCGAACCAACCTGGCCCTTTAGCGTACGGTTCAAGCCCGTTTACAAGATACCTTGCAACTGGTATGGCCCATTCTTCAAACCCCCCAACGTATAAGAATTCATTATCCTGCGATTTATCAAGCCAATACACAGACCTATAAGGCATATTCAACCTATCCATATATCCTGGCAGGCGTTTGTCATTTGGTTCAACAAGCCAATTGACAGTATGCTTTTTATCAAGTCCAGTACCATTAGTCGCTTGCTGCTGCAAATGTTGAGGCAGGCTTTCCTGTCCAAAACAATCAACTATCTGTGCTAATGACATTTCATATTTTCGAGCGAATGTCTGCACCTTGCCAAAGCCGTCTACACCAAGAGCATAAGTCCCAATAGTCATAGGTACACATCTAATACCCGTACTCGGGTCATAAAAAATTGCCATTGGGCATTGTCCAAATGGCAACTCAAGATACACCGAATGTATGCTATTGTAAAAATTACTCTTTGAAAGCACCGCAGATACTATTTCTTGCCTGATATCCAACACTCTCGTGGCTTCAATATCACCACTCATCGCACTATTGCTAAACCCTAATTTGAACCACTGACGACTAGGAGGGGTTAAACCGCTCATTACTCCTGCAGCAAATACTTGTGCGGCCAACCATGCAACGCCCTGAGCAATTTCCAGATCACGTCTGCGGGCAGGATTAGTTTTATCTGCCGTATTATCGAATTCGCCTATAAACGGCAACTGATAATCTCTAATCGCTTTCCAACGAATTTCATAATCAAGTCTTTTTTCATAAAGATCTCTCATCTTTCTAATCAGTTTTCTTTTCTCTGGCCAGTGGCTTTTTAAAGACGGCCCATCTGCTGGGTGTGTTTCTGCCGGCGCTCGTGCTGCTATAGTTTCAATTTCTTTTTGCTTTAATTTAGCTTTAGCCATTTCAATACCCCTAACCTAAAGTCTTTCTGCCAGTAGCGTTGCCTGCAATAGTATTGCGATCAGACGACACTTGCGTAGAAGCAAAACCACGCCTTTTATTTTTCTTTGCCGGATCTGTTTCTGTTCCAGTCTCCGTACTGGTCACTGTCGTAGGAGCCGGAGGCGTTTCAACAACCTCAGGCATTCTAATACTCCCACCACCAAATACTTTCTTGAAAATTCCCATTGCTATCACTCCTTAAAATATCGAATATTCTGTATTACACATCATCTTCCGGCCATACCCAGGATCACCCGGTTTTAACCTTGGATAAACAGGCCTTGCAAAAGTCAGAGCAAGACCATCTGCAAGATCGGGGCTTTTACCAATCTTTTCCTTAATTTCTTCTTTAGGCTGTAAGATGATTTTGCCACGTTTACTAAACTTGTACTCTACGATACTAAGTTCGCTTTTTAATTCCGGCATATCAGGTATAGCGCCGCCAGACTTGAGCCATTCAAGCATCTTAAAATACATCTCAGCACGTATATTTTCAAAACGCTGTTCATGCAGTGCATTGCCCTGAAAGTAGACTTCACTGATATTGTTGTACCCCAACTGCCTAATGCGATCTATAACTCCAGCACCCATGACTCCGGCGTCAATAAAAGTCATATCGGCCTTATATCTTATTATCGCATCAATAACTCTTGCCGCCATATCCATAGTGTCCAGACCTTTGTAAACTAAAGGTTCATCTACCCATAGTCCCTGTCTCTTAAAAATAGTAGATCTGTCATCACCATATCTGGCTATATCAACGCCAAGAATAACTGGAGCTCCCTGCACGTCTTTTTCTTGAAGCAATCTGTGTGCTGCCTCTGTAACTAAATCAATAGGAATAACAACATTACTAGCCGATGCAGTAAAATCACAATAAAGCTCCTGACGTATTTCTATATCCGTCATATCTTCCATCATAGATTTAAGTTCTGCTTCGTCCAGTACACCGCTTTCATCAGCTCTATAAAGACAGGTAAACCATTCCTCGCTGCGTTGAGCTCTTTGGTATATCTCATAAAACTGATTCTGTCCTTTAGGCGTTCCGATGAAATATGCGAACCCCTTACGATCAGCTAATGCCGGCCGTATTACTTCGCCCCATAATTCAGGCTTTATTTGAGCGTATTCATCAAGGACAACACCGTCCCAGTAAGTACCGCGAAGAGCATCAGGTTTATCTGCGCCTATAATATATATCCTTGCCCCAACAGCATTTTTATGCTTTGACGGCAGTTCTATAAACAGATCGCTTTCATTGACCTTTCTTCCTGGAATTGCGCTTGTGTAATATTTCAAATAGTTCCAGGCAATCATCTTAGCTTGGTTTCTAAACGGTGCCACGTATGCGAACTGAGGACTTATAAGCGTATTCTTAATGGCGCTCTTACTCAATTCGTTTATCATTCCTACGGTCTTGCCATAACGTCTGTGCGCTACTATAACAGCAAAACGATATTTATCAAGCGCAGGATGAATCACATCTTTCCAAAGAGGTCTTGGTTTGTATGGTATAGTTATTACTTTCAACCGTCATCACCAGCCCAGCGAAATGTAATAGGTTCTCCATCTTTGCCGCTGACCTCACGTTTCTCAACAAACGCTGCTATTGATTTTCCGTATAGCTCAGATGCTTTAAGCCTATTATTCATACGCTCTTCTTTATCGTCTATCACTTCTAGCCAGAACTTCCTTAATTTGCTAAGTTCATCTATAATATCTTTCTGTTCATCTGCAATTTTTTCTTCAGTAACTGTTTGAAGTTCCGTTACCCTGTCAACAATGTGCGCCTTTGTTAACAGCCTTGACGCAGCCTGCCTAGCACTTTTCGCTGAATATCCTGCATCTATGGCTGCCTGCTCTTGTGTTTTACCACCTACAGCCATAAGCCGACAAAACTTCTCCTGCCTTGGATCTTTTAATGCAGCCATATCTCCTTCACCACCTTTGCAAATACAAAAGCACCTAACCGAAGTTAAGTGCCTTTATATTAAGTTTTATGCTAAATTTTGATATATATTACCGTGTTTTATCGGTTTTTTAATGCTGAATTATTTATGTAGATTAAATTGGCGGAAGGCACAGGACTTGAACCTGCAAGCCGATTGCTCGACTGACGCCTTAGCAGGGCGCTGCGTTACCGATTACGCCAACCTTTCGTATGGCGGAGCAGGTAGGATTCGAATCCACACAGCGTATCCCTACGCCCTATCAGTTTTCAAGACTGCTCTCTTAGCCATTTGAGTACTGCTCCATTAATGCCGCTGTATTACCCCAACGGCAGGGCAGTGTCCAAGCGCTAAGCTTGAACGTTTCACCTTTGCAGGTTATCCCGTTACTGGGTTTACTTGCGACATTTTATACACTATCAGTGCGACTGCTGCAAGCCGCGTTTGAGTACCATTGAAGATTACACTACTCTCAAACCTACTCTCAAACCCAAGCTTGTTGTAAACCTACTTACTTATAATACTATTTTAACTCATCAGAACAGGTAATTTGTCGGAAACTTTTTTTTATTTTATCAAACCTTTTTTCAATGCCAAACCAACAGCATCTCGGAGAAACTCCTTACGAAATTCATAACAGGTATCTCTATTTACGCCGGTTAATTCTGCAATTATTTTCATCGGCTTCCTTTTTTCATATTTTTGATACATAACTTTACCAGTAAGCTGGTTCTCATGTATCTTATAGGTTTCTGCGACAACTTCAAGCCATAGCTCCGGGTTCATTATTATCGACTGATATGGTCCATATCCAAACGATATCATACGTACTGGCTCAATGTTTTTTAATGCTGCTGTTTCTGTTGGATTACTGATAAAAGCACGACCCCCACCGCCCGTATGCCCTTTCCTTGCAGTACGTTGCTCTTTTTCTTCATCAACAACTTTTTGTATTTGCTTACGATCCCAAAAGTACCGCTCTACATGCTTAATATACTGTTCTATTAGCATATCAGTCTCCTTCTCTATACTCCTTAATCATCACATATAGCTTGGCCGCAGTATTTACAATAATGAGCAGCATCATCTACTAATTTTCCGCACACAGGGCATTTCCAACCTACTGGTAAACCATCATCTGATAACAAGGGACTTAATTCTTGTGGTATCTGTTTTTGAGTAGCTGTCAATAAAGTTATATAAGCCTCTCTTTTCTTATTCATAGGCATTTTCCAAATGATTGGTTTTAATAAAGCTATTGATCTTTCTAACTTTAGTATGTTCATTCGGGTTCACCGTCCATAATAGCCCCGCAGTAAGGGCAAAATTTAGCGTTTTGACAATCATTCCAAAAATAATTGATTTTATAATTACATTCAGAACATTTCACTTTAAGAGTTTCCCCCGCCGTAACTATCCATGTTGCTTTTTTGTGGCTGCTGCAATCGCCAGCAGGCGCATTAATACACTTTTCTTGGTGTCCTTCCACCGTTGGGGCTTCGTCTATTAAATCAACAACAACCCACACGTCAGCATTTTCATACCACAAATCACAATCCATAACAGATTTTTTTAAGTTGTCAGCATCTATTAATCTCATAATCTATTCACCGCCCACACGTAAATAGCCATCAAAATTACGATCAACATAGCAATTAATACAGCTGATAAATTCGGTCCTATTTCATACATTTTCTTCACCGTCCCGTCTGTTCCATACTGCTGCAGCTTCTTCTTCTGTTGGCTGAAATCTCCCAACAGTTGCGTCACATTCTAGATTTGTACAGATCACATAATAATAAGGATTAATTGGCGTTCTTTCCATCTTAGCTTTGCTACCGCAGAACGGACAAGGTTTTAATTTAGTCATTTTTATTCACCGCTCCTTTAGTAGCTCAAATCATCATAGATATTGCCGATAACTTTTGCACAAGGTTTCCCACCATTGTTTAAATAATAAATGGCACCATAATCTTTAACTGGTTTGTCAATTTCCGCTAAGTAGAAAACTCCCTGTGCATAAGCTATCTGCATACATGGGGGTATCCAATCGTCCATACAGACGATATCGCCCTCAAATATTTTCTTGCCATTTTTGTCAACAAAGCCTGTATACTGCCCTGCGGTATTAGCGTCAATTTCATACATCGCCACCCCATCCGGTGTTATGTAAGGGTATCCCTGCTGTTCTGTATAAAAGCCGTAGCGCCATTCTTTATCATTTATTCCTTTACCTCTAAATAATATTTCACGCATTGTCCAGCACCCCGCTTTCAAGCCAATGTTTTATACCAGTTTCACATGGCATTTTTTACAGTTTTCGCCGCCTTTCTACATTCGTCACACAAATAGTCAAACTTTCCCAAAGTACCTTCCGGATACTCACTATCAACGTCTATACGCCTTCCGCACTTGCAGCACTCACAAAACCACCCGTTTTCAAAGTAGACCTTTAACGGAAGATTATTGATACTGCCGTATTCGTCCGCCCACGGTAATCGGCTAACGTTGGCATCTAAAAAATCAATATCCAATTCGCTAGCCCCTTCTCGTTTTGCTTGACCTCTTGTTTTTCCGTATACAATAACGGCGTATCCATCACCGTCACGCTCCTTACAGCAATACGCTTTCATCTACTCCACCACCTTAAACTTCTCTAAAGTCAATGTCCGGGTAACGATATAGCAGCATCTTCTTTTTCAATAGATATACCGGTGTTTTCATACCCTTTGTATCGACGTAATAAACATGACCGCCGGCTTCCGTCACCTTAAAATCAGCCTTGTAAATAATCGGCCTTATCTTTTTACCAGCAACCTCATAAGCAGGCTGTAAAACAAATTCAGGCTGTAATTCAATGCTTTTTACTGCACCGGTACGCTGCTGCCAAAGTAAGTCCTCATAGTATTTTGCTTCTTTCCTGCTATCAAAGCGAATCCCGTCAACCTCAGTTATTGCATTACCATATTTCAGCACAGGTACAGCCCCGGGTAAATTCGCCGGCGCCGTTACGCTGTCCGAACGTATTTTACTTACAAGGTGTGCCGGCAGTTCATTCCACGTCGTCATTTATTACTACAGCCGATAACATAATTTCTAGAGTTTTCTTCTCTCTCCGATACCGAGCCACTTTCCCGCCGAGCTGGCTGTTTTTTCGGCGCAGATGTTTGAGTTCAGTCAGTATCTGCATAAGCACTGGTTTCAATACTGGTACATACTGATCGCCTGGTTCTTTTTCGATTAACGCCATCATAATTTTTATATTTATTGGTTTCATAGTTTACCACTCCAAACTTATATTAATCAGTAGCTCTGTCACTGGCTCTAGCACCTTTGCAAAACACAACCCAACGAGTATTAACTCTTTTATCCCCAAATAGCGGCTGTTCCGGTGCAAGTTTTATAACCTCGCTAAATGGTATTTGCTCTGTATTCCACTTAAAAACCAACGTTCCGAATGGGCGCAACACTCTAAAACACTCTGCAAATCCTGCTTTAATATCAGCTTTCCAGTTTTCATCCAACACCCCATATTTCTGCGCCAGCCACGACGTTTTACCAGCTCTAACCAAGTGGGGCGGATCAAAAACCACTAAATCAAAGTAATTGTCTGCATATATCATTTTTCTAAAATCGCCAAAAAGTCCAGGGGTAATTTCCAGTTTCCGCCCATCACATAGCGTAGTATCCAATTCTCTGTTATCCTGATAAACTGTATATTTATTATCTCGATCATACCAAAACATTCTACTGCCACAACAAGCGTCAAGTATTCTTGTTCTCGTCATATTTTCAACTCCTTATATTTAAAAGGCCGCCCCCTACGGGCTAATCACCTCCGCAGGGGTATACTTCCCTTTATGCTTGTATATAGTTAGTATGCACGGCCGTTTTAACTAAGCTATTTATTCATTTCTCTTATAGCTGCAAACACAAGATAAATCTGTTGCGGCACACAACCATTACCTAACGCCTTTAGTCTTTTCGCCCTGTTTTTCTGGCCAATCACTACCCTCGCAGGCTCGTATTCGTATTGCTCTATATTTATTCCAGCAGGCCATCCCTGCCAACTTTCAATATTCTCGGTTGCTACATCTATGTCAGTCCATCCTATTGGTAATCCCATTAGTATCTCAACCCAATCGGCATTTAATTGTCCTTCTGTTTTATTCAGTTTAACCTTGTTTGCCAACTGATTTATATGATGTCCCGTTGATAAATGTTTTGCAGAATTACTTCCTTTACTATCTCTAGCGGCAGGTGTTGGACAGTTTTTCACTTGGTCTACGAGTGTTATTGCTGACTGACCAGTTTTTAAACACTTTTCATAAAACATCTTAGATTTAGGCCCTTGTGCACCATTATGCGACTGCGGGGTTCGCCAATATGCTTTTGCCTGATTACTTAATCCTTGCTGTTTGCTTTTAGGACTGCGTCGATCGCTACAGTCCGGAGTATGCCACAATAAACACTCGCTCTCGTTTGTGCGGCGCTCCAACATCGGCAGCTCCATAGCATGACCATCCAACACGATACCCCATTTCGTCCAGGTCTCGGAGTACAGTTCCGAATCCTCCTCCACGAATCCCGGCAGCAGAGATTGACAGTAACCCTGCCACGTTTTCAGCCACAACCCATCTTGGTTTAAGCTCGCAAATAAGCCGGGCATACTCTCCCCAAAGACCGGAGCGGGTAACGTTCCCTTCACTATCAACGAAACCAGTTCTTTTACCTGCTGTGCTAACATCTTGGCACGGGAATCCTCCGCTGATAATATCGATCTTGGGTATTCCATCAGTTTTAAGTTTTTCTGCCGTGAGTTCTCTGACATCGCTGTAGATCGGCACATTCGGGAACCTCCTTCGCAATATTGTTTGCGGATATTCTTCGATTTCACAAAAAGCCACTGTTTCTATTCCCGCCCAGCTGGCAGCAAGGTCAATCATACCTACCCCGCTAAATAGCGATAACATTTTCATTGTCCTCACTCCTGCTCGCTACTTATGCTAACGTATTCCTTGTCCTGCAATCTTTTAAAGTTATTAAATATCTCCCGTGCTGTAACAGCCCGCAGATCATCGGACCATATCAAGCAGCTCGGGCAAATATGCACCTCAAAATATCGGCCTCTGGTTATGTGACTACCCGCCGTTGTATCCTTATGGCATATATCGCAATTCATGATCTCACCTCAAAACGGTTCTGACTTATTAGTGTTCAGCTTGTCAATATCTTCTGGTGTAAAGTAATACCCTCTTGCAAGATTTTTATTTATGACTTCTCGCTTAGCTTTGGCATAAGCCAAAAACGCCAAAGCATGATTCTTCCGCAGCTGGTAAACAAACGTGTTACAACAAGCCTTAACGTCGATAATCTCCATCATCAACGCCAGCAGCTTATCTTCTGTCGGCACTTTTTTAAACTCTGTGTAAGCAGCTTCTACCTCAGCCAATTCTTCTTTGATTTTTGCAATCTGTTCTTCCGGCGTTGCGTCCCTGAATTTATAACATGGTGTTGTTGCTTTAATTTTCATAGTTACCACTGCTCCTTATATCTCAATGTTATAGCTTGATTTATAATTTTTATTTTCCATTGAGCAATAACTTTTGGAATCAATCCGCTTATATAATCTTTAACAATAGCCTCACGTACTAACTGATGTTCTGTTATGACGCAGTCATTTTTCCAAGCGCTGTAAAATTCTGCCGATTCCGTTCCTGTTCTTCTTTGTTCCACTTTTCAGCACGCTCCTTTTTATCCGTAAAACTCAACGTATCGCCATCAAAGAAAAAGAACAAAGGCTTATTAGTGCTTGCGTTACGCGCCTTTTTCAACTGAAGTAACATATTGAACGGATAAAACTTATTCAGATTATCTTCCTCGATTCTTGTTAAGTTAATCCACAAATCAGCTTCATGTGACATATAACTTGACTGGGCCAGCTTTCCTCTTTCGTTCAGCTGTGCAATCATCACAACGATAATTCCCAAATCCTGTGCAAGTGTCTTTAACTTCTGCGCTGCCGATTTGAGTATCTGCCAATCTTCCTTTGATGGTGCATTAGTCATATCCATACGGCCAATATAATCAACAACCAGCATTTCAATTCCATACTTTTTTACCGCTCTGCGTGTTTCAGAAAAAATATTTTTAACCTGCAGATCCGGTATAGTAAGCGTGTGTAGCTTTCCTTTTGTCATCTCATCACTTTTGCTGATGATGTAAAAAAATTCTTCTTCCGTCAATTCTCCACGCCTGATTTTAGAATGGCTTATATGGCTAATTATTGAATTCCACCGCAGCGCCATTTGGTCAGCTGACATCTCAGAGTTTAGATATAGCACAGGTCTTTTCTGTACTATGCCAATTTGATAGGCTAAGTTCATAGCAAATGCCGACTTACCTCCACCAGTTTCTGCAGACAGAATAATTAAATCGCCTTTCTCTAATCCGCCTGTAGCATAATTTATGCTTTTGAACTCAGTCCTTATGACTTTCTTTTCTCTCCGACCTTCTTCGTAACGATCTCGCAGGCTCAATACACAAGTGTCACTCATTTCCTGTGGTGAAATATATACGCGTTCTGCACCAATAGCAGTATTTTTTATCAACTCATTTTCGATGTTCCCATACACATCGTCACAGCAATCACCACGCTCCACAGCTCCTCTGATAGCCTCTGACAAGCCTAATAGTTTCCTTGCTTTAGTACACTCTTTAAGCCGTTCTATATGGGTTTTTATGCTTGGTACGAACTGCTCGAATAGTTGGATAAACGACACTCCTAAGCCAAAACTATTTATTTCGTCACGGTGTTTTACTAAAACTGTACCGACATTCACCTGATCTCCGTCGTTATACATCGCCGCAATCATCAAGAAAATTTTTCGATAAGTCATACTCGTAAAGTCAGTATCTAAAAGCTCTTGGATCCCTTGATCAAGATTTTCTTTATCTGACATCATTCCAGCTAATACAAGTTTTTCCGTATCTTGATCCTGGCCGATCATCGTCGCATCATCTCCCGCAATATCTCTTCTTGTGTTTTTTCTTTTTGCTCTGGCTTCAGCTCAAAAATCCCCTGCCAGCAATTCAGTATGCTGTTTTCTAAAATCTTAATCTTGTTGCTATCATTCCCACCTGACAAAGTATCAAGCTTAACAAAAAGAATATTCAATGCTCTTTCTGTCAAAGGTTTTTTTATTCTCTTTCGCATATCAACAAAATCTTTGATTGCCTTATTCAAGTCAGGATTGCTAGTATATTTAAAAATTAAATCATCAAGAGCCGACTTGTTCGGCTTTTCTTTTTTTATATTTTTTTCTTTATCTATATCTATATCTTCTTCTTTATCTAGGCCGCGATTTTCAGCGACATTTTCGCGACTGTCACGCGATTGTCCAGCGATTGTCCAGCGACTGTCACGCGACTTTTTTTCGCCTTCTGAATTTTTATTCACATCTTTCGTCCCAAGAGCTAACACTTTCTGTTCCGCTCTACGTGCTTTTTGACGCTCACGATCCTGCTGTTTTTTCTTTTCATAGGAATCAAGCTGCTGATGTTTATTCCAATTCGGAATGGTAATAACATTATCGACCAATTCAAGCATACCAAACTGTTCAAAAGTCTTAAGAGCCAAACGAACGATGTTTATATCACGGCGGAAAATCGTTGCCAGCATCTCATCTGTATATGGAATACGCTCATTCATCAGAAAGACACCATTGTTATTTTGCTTCCCTGCCAATATCAGCAGCTTAAACCAAATCACTATAATTTCGTCTGAACTTGGCAGTCCTTCGATCAACAAAATTTTCTCGTCGTCAAAAATATCTGTTGTAATTTTTATCCATTTTACATCTGCCAAAACGCCCTCTCCCTTCCTGATTAATTATTCATAACAAATGTATTCTAATAATCAGTCATCTAAATAGTTTCTTCCGATAATCTTCATAAATTCTTCTCTGCTGTGAGTTTCTTCAAACTTACGCTGACATTCTCTTTTCAGCAGTAAATCTGTTTGCCTATCCTGATGCGGACCGTTCTTCCCCTTATGATATTCAGGGGTAAGCCAAACTTTAAAGCCGTATCTTTCACTGATTTTTCGTAACGGACCAAAGAAACAATGATGCTCCTCAAGTGGCACATTTTGCACTCCAGATAGGTAACAATATTTTTCTTTCTGTATGATACTCTTAGCCATCTTTAACGCCCCACTCCCTGATTAGGTCATCTAATTCTTCCTGCGGCCTTGTTTCTACACCAATCTCTTTTGCCGTCGATACCAAACAATCTATAAAACGGCTCATCTCTTTCGTGTCATAAGCACTGCTACCGTAATATACCCTTACATTGCTATAGCCTTTAATGTTCTGACATTCACCAAGCAATTCAGCTATCCAGCCAACACCATTGCTTTGCCAAATTTCAATAGTTCTGTTTACAGCGTCAGTTGGCACTGGCCATATTCTGCCGTAACCACATTCCCGGATTGCCTTCCTGTAAACATCTTCCTTGCTGTGAAAGCTCTCTTCTGACAGCTTTTCTGCTATCCTTTGGCATAATACCCAAGCGTATTTATTAGCGTCGTTAGAACGCCCTTTGCGCCATTGCTTGACCTCTACAACATACTGCTTTTCAGGATCGATTTTATTGATTTCTTCTTCCTCTGATAAAGGGACAGGTACTACTAAATTTATGTATCCCATCCCTTTTAACGTCTGTAAACCTTTAACTGTTAGCTTCATTTTGCGCCCACTTACTTTGCGTTAATCTTCATCTTCGGCATTTTCGCCATATTCTTTTTTTAATTCCTCGAAATATTGATTTTTAAATTTTTCCAGCTGGCGCTTTGCCTCGTACGTTGCCGAGTTCGCCCTGTCGATATCATATTTTTTTGTAGCCACTTCCTGCACCAATTTTCGATATTCGCTTAATGTAATTGTTACAGTGACTTCATTTTCAGCGATATAATTATCAGTACTGTCATGATAACTTTCAACTTTTTTCCCATATACTTGTTCCATTTTTAATTCCTCTTTTCAAAATTTATTTAACTGATGAATCCCTAAACCTTCCAACTTCATTTTGCTACTGCCTTTTGACAGTTCATACAAAGAGGCCTGCCAAATTTCTGCACGCTGTAATCGTGAACTCTTTGACTGATTTCAACTGTACATTCTTGACACATCAAAAATTGTGGTCCAGTATTTTCGTCAGGAAACGCAGGCTTAGTTTGGTTTATAGGTGTAGGCAGTTCTGCTTTATTTGATGTTTTAGTGGTTGATGGTTCAACAGATTGCCGTTCTTCTCGAACGCTATATTTACCATCGCAAAACCCCCTGTACACATCTGCTGCAACGCCAATATTTTTCATAGCGTTACCAAGTGCGTCAGTAAGACACATCTTAAAGGCTTCATCATTTGCTGTAAGTCCAGTTTTATATTTTTGAACAATGAAGTCGCCTCCACAACCAATGATAGGCTCGCTCCAACTATCACCGTTTTTGATAAACAAAGCTACCGTCATATACAGTAATATTTGCTTATCCTCTAATGGATATATAGTCTTATCTAAAATTTCAAATTTCCATCCAATACCACACAATCCAAACTGAGCAGTAATAGCTTCAATCTTCCATTGTGGGTTTATATCACTTTTTCCCCTTAGATTACCTGCTTGGATTGTTTTCAAAGCATCTGTAGGCGGGGTTGCTAAGTTTGTATATATATCAATCATGTCCTCCACCTCACTTTATCTGCACATTCTGATGCTCTACTACCTGTGCCCCATCAATCTTACTGCCAGCTTTGATCGCAGCCTTGATAGCCGCTTTGTCAGGTGATGTTGATGTAACAACTCTCAAAAATTCTGTCGGCAGCTTCTCCTTATCGGTAATTTCCACTGTCTCACTTTTTTTGTAGCTGACTGCGCCTTTGGGAGTCTCAAATTTTTCACCCTTTAAAGCGTAGGCTACATAACCTTTTAACCACTCCGCCTTATTTTTTAAGGTAGCTTTTCTTTCCGTCAGCCTTTTAATTTCTTCTTCAATGGCTGCTGTTTCTGCCATTTTGTTTTTGTAAACCACAAGGCAGCCTTCAATCTTTTCTACTCTATCAATCTTCAACTGATCTATATCCTCGGCAGTCAATATTTCACCTGTTTCAGTATCTACCATTCTTTCAGTATCAAGTTCTAGCAACCGCTCTAATTGTTGATTAATTTCATAAAGTTTCATATTTACACGCCCCAATCTTCAATTTTATTTTCAATCGTATTTGCACTGTTTTTAATCCATTTCAGCAAAACATTTACTTTAGCTTCGCTTCCGTCCAAATCATCTGTGTTATTCAGATTTTCCTGCATTGCATCTAATTCATATCTAATCGAATATACTAAATCATCAAAATTATCCATGCTTGCAATCCTCCAATTCTTTTGCTAAAATGAAGGTGGACGCTAAACTTCGTAAAATTTACAGTCCACCCTGAGCTATCGAAGCTGCAACTTCGGTAGCTCTTTTTCTTTTGTTTTGTCATAAACGCTCCTCCTAAACTAAATCAGATACTTCACAGTTCATTGCTGCTGCAATTTTCCTGAGCGTGGATAATGTCACATCTTTACCGTTTTCAATATCAATTAGATTTTTATACCAAACACCACTGGCTTTAGAAACTTGACTTCTTGACAAGCCTTTCTGTTCACGAATTTGTTTAATTTTGTTCATCTTGAATACTCTCCTTGCTGTGGTACAATTACTATATATGGAGGTGATATTATGAAAATGATTGCTGTAGATTCATCAAACGTTGAATGTATTGGTTATGAGAATGGAGTAATTGAAGTTCATTTTCACAACGGATATGCTTATCGCTATCCAAACTGTACCGAAGATTTGTTCAACAAGTTTCTTGCTTCCCCATCTAAAGGGCAGTTTGTCCACAATGTTTTAAAAGGACGCGGTGAAACTCGCATTCGTTAATCCCACTCATCATCAAAAGGAACTTGAATATCTGTGCTCAAAATCTCAACACTTGCGCCTGTGACTATTGCCGTAGTCATGGGCGTATGGTGTTTTCTGATGTATTCTACTAATGGTCTTGCAGCTTCTTCTAATGTTTTAGCTTCTTGCTTGATATTTTCGTTCATGTTTTTTCTCCTATCTTCGCTCATCTCAACACCCCTACTGTCACTACAGCAGCCATAATAGCTACGTATGTTCCAATAAATATTGCAGTAGTCGCTACGGTAAAATCTCTAATCATAAGCCTGCCACCTGCCCCATAGCGTAGCCTATGTCATATATCAGCCTAACTACTGTTGCTATAGCCAAAGCAGTTAAAGACCATACACAAGGCTGTTGCTTAATACTCTCTTTCATTACTACTGCTGTTCCTGCTACTTTGATTAATGCTTTCATCTGCTCTGCCTCATTTCTACTATTTCAGTTTCTTTTTTCATCTGCCTAACTATCTTTTGAACAGCGTCAGCTGTTACTCCTGACACTTTCAACAGACATTCTTGCAGTTCTGCTATTTCAGCGTTAGCGTTATCTAAGGCTTTTTGTAGCTGCATTACCTCTAATCGCTCTCGATTAGAAAGTTTCGGCTTACCGTACTGATCGGCATATCTCGTAACATCTGATATACGATACCGACCACGTACTACTGTTTTAATACCTGCACTAGCAAGCCATTCTTTTACTGTCCTAGCACTAACACCCCACGCTTCAGACAGCTCTCTTATTCCAACGTGTGGACATTCTACAATCATTTAACAGCGCTCCTTTTTGTTAAGATTTCTTAATTTTTGTGGTAAAAAAATATTTACCAACTTGAGATTGTGGAATTTTCAATAATGAACAAGCCTTAGCGATTTGTGGTTGAGTAAAGTAATGTTTGTTATTCATTTTCAACGAAAGATTCGATGTCGATACCCCAAAAGCCTCACAAAATGCAGTTCTTGTAAGAAATGTTCTAATTATTTTTTCATTAAGTTTTGAATAATCAAATTCCGGATTCATAACGTTCCTCCTTTCTTTTCTGTTTCTAAGACGATTATACTACTTAAGCTTTCTTAAGTCAATACTAAATTTTAGTTTTCTTATTTTATCCTTTACTTTCCTTAATATCAGTGTTATTATAGTTGAAGGAAGGATGATTGCAATGAAAAAAACTGATTTTGCCACTAGGCTACAAGAAGCGTTAGATGTCACAGGCATAAAGCCAGTTGAACTGTCCGAAAAAACTGGATTAAGCCAACCTCTTATTAGCCAATATTTAAAAGGCAAATTTAAGGCAAAACAGAATAATCTCTACAAGATAGCCGTTGCATTAAATGTAAACGAAGGCTGGCTTATGGGATTCGATGTAGAAATGGAACGCCCCACTCCTATTTATATCGATCAGGAAGATAACTATGTATTATCTGATCAGGAAAAAATTCTTATAGATAAGTTCCGCAAAATTGAAGATAATGATAGATATATTGTTATTGGCTTTATTGATGGACTGCTAACTGCAGAAACATCAAAAAATAAAAATGCAGTTTAGGAGCGTGATACTTTGTTATCCAGAACAATCAAGCTTATCGAATGCAACATGAAAGATTTTTCGCCTGGTGAGCTAAATCAAGTGATTGGTTATGTTTTAGGAATCAAGGAGCATCACATTATTGCCCAGTGTCCCCGAAGAAAGGGGACGGACAAGATAATTCTATAAAGATCTTATCTTTCCCCAAGGCTAAATGAAATAAAAAAAGACCGCTACCAAACGCCCGGTAGCAGCCATAACAAAAATAAAATATTTACAACGGCAATGTTAGTATAATATAATCTAATTTCTTAAACAATAAATTTATTTTAATACTTAACACTTTAAAAACTTAAAATATAGGAGGTGAAAAAATGGAGTATAATTTCACTTTTAGAGAAAAAGATAAAGGATTTCAAGTAATATTATCCTATAAAGATAATCGTGGTTGTTGGAAGCAAAAATCAAAACAAGGATTTAAAACCAAAAGAGAAGCAAAAATAGCAGGCGATAAGTTACTAGAAGAAGTTAAAGCAAATGCGCCAATATATATGGACAATAGCACTGCAAGAATAACCTTTGGTGAATTTTCCGCAATGTATCTTAATGATATAAGAAGGAGCATAGCATACAACACTCTACTCGGATACCAGCACGCTATCAAAGCCTTTTCAGAACTAAAAGATATGCGTCTGGTAGACATAACGCATAGCGACATACAATCAATATTTAACTCTTTACCAGTGAAAGCAAACACCGCCAACTTGTATCTCGTAAAACTAAAAACTATTTTTAAAAGAGCGGTATCTCCATACGAACTTATAACTAAAGATCCTACGATAGGGATACATCCGTTAAAAATAAAAGGCCAAAGAAAAATAAACGCCCTTTCCAAAGAACGTTTAGAAGCTGTTCTAGCACGTTTAAAATCCAAGAACTATACTTTATATACAGCGTGTTGTATCGCCGCTTTCGCGGGGCTTAGGGTTGGCGAGATAACAGGTTTGAAATGGTCTGATATTGATTTTAATGCAGGCACATTAAAAGTAGAGCGACAAATGGTTGCTACAAATAGAAATATTATGACCCTACAAGAATTAAAAAGCAATAACTCTTATCGAACTGTACCTATACCTATGCGATTACAAACGGTTTTAATTGAATACAAGAATAAATATCCTCGTCACATCAGCGATATGGTATTTTGGAATGTGACATATCACTCTATAAAAAGAGTTTCTCTGTACACAAAAGATGACACAAGTATTCATGACTTCAGGCATACTTATGCTACAACATTACTTAGTAGTGGCTTTGATATTAAAACGGTCGCAGCATTGTTGGGAGATACAGTTGAAACAGTTTTAAAGGCATATGTACACTACACTGATGAAATGAGAGAAAATGCACAGAAGCGTCTCTCAAATTTTTTTTAG